TGCTCCCAGCAGACAAGCAGAAGATCATGGGTGCCCGTTGGGAGTGGGGCTATCCGACGTTCTACAACGCCCACGCCTTCCAGCACCACGTGAACAAGGACCCAGCTCGCGCGTTCGGTACGGTCGAGTACGTGCTCTGGGATCCCCGTATGAAGCGGGTGCTGCTGATCGTCGGTATCAACCGTGCCAAGGCCAAAGAGCTCGGAGCCATCGGTGTCGTGGACCGTATCGAGAACGGGGAGTATCCCGACGTCTCGATGGGGTGCAGGGTTCCGTTCGATGTATGCTCGATCTGCGGAGACATGGACCTCATCAGTCCCTACCTGAGCACGCCGAAGCGCATTCTCCAGATGCACAGGCAGCGTCCCATTCGAGGGATCAGCGCCACCACGGCGGAGTACTGCCAGCATCTGAAGTTCGAGCTCAACAAGATCTACCCAGACGGCCGCCGAGTCATGATGTTGAACCTGCACCCCAGGTTCTTCGACATCAGCTTCGTCTTCATTGGAGCGGACAAGACCAGCAAGATGCTCGCGAAGCTGGCACACGGCAAGTGTCCGATCAAGACGGACTCTCCGATCTGCAAGCAGGGTTGCACCTCGTGCAACTCACAGGGCGCGGTTCCTTCTTCTCACATCTACAACGTCTGGAGCCGGGACAAAGCGGCCTACGTGAGCCCTGCTCGAGGAACAACCGGGGAGCCCGTCCCCATCCCTGAGCAGACGACGCCGGAGCCGATCATGGATGCCAGTGAAGCAAGGAAGCTCAAGAAGAAGATCAAGACAGCCGAGGAGCTCTTCGAGGATACTCTCAACGCGCCGCTGGAGAAGACAGCAGCCGCGGTAGACGAGGGCAAGATCAAAGAAGCCTTCGGCATCGAGGACTTCGACATCGACCCAGCGGACGAGGATGCCGTGTCCTCCTACTACCGCAAGAAGTACGCTCCCGGCCGACTCATCAAGAAGTCAGAGATCGCCAAGCGAGTGTCCTCGCATTTCGGAGGAAGGGCGCTCCCGCTGATGGAGCGTCGAGAGCGCGACATCCCGTCGGATGTTCAGGACAAGATGTCCGAGGACCTGCCTGGGGCACTCAGCACAGCGGGGAGCTTGGGCATGGTCGTGAAGCCGAAGGAGTTCCAGCGCATGATGCTGATCTCCTGCGGCAAGAAGGATGTCGCCGACGATCTCGAGGCCAGGCGTCTCGTGTTCCGTCCAGGAGCAGCTGCGGATCCCAGCTTCTCCATCGCGGACTCGATAGTCCCCAGGATCCTCAAGTCGCTCCTCCCCATGATGGGAGAGCGCAGCGCCTTCGGTCCGACCCTCCACAAGAGGATCGTGATCACCATCAGCCGAAAGGCTCCCCCGCCCATGGGTCATCGAGGGTGTGGCGGCCCGCTGATGGACAAGCTCAGTAGCGCCTACACCTCATATCGCCGAGGCTTGATCTACAAAACAGCGGGCCTCGTGAAGCAGGCGGTGGACAGTCACCCAGAGATCTTGCAGCCGATCTTCGGCGGAGATCTCATTCGATCTTTCGGAGGGGGACTTGTCAAGGAGGGGGGCGATGTGATGGAATCATTGATTGGAGGCATTCTTCCAGTGATCTACCTCAATCAGGCCTACACCGATGGGATGGTGTCGAGGTATGTCTCGGAGAATCCTGATCTTGATGGGCTCACTCGGGTGGGTGAGCTCGCAGCTTTCGGTGGGGTGGCGTAGGGCCTACGCGGTTCGAGGATCGACCTCGCCTGCCGGTGTGTGAAGGAACGACAACCCCAAGGAGAAGACAGATGAATCAGTTCCTGGCAGATCAGTACGGCACGGGCGGCGTGGACGAAGACACGGATGCCCTCGAGAAGATGGCCCAGCTCACTCTCCTGGTGAAGGAAGCCGAAGAGAACGACATCGATCTCTCGGAGCTTTCCGAGGAAGAGGCGCTCGAGCTCGCCGACGAGCTCTACGGCGACGAGGAGTACGAGGACGACTTCGAGAAGGAGGCCGCGGCCAAGTTCGAGGAGGCCGACTTCCTGGGCCGCGTCATGGCCCACTCCATGTGGCAGGAGCTCGACGAGATCCAGAAGGAAGCCGGCCTCAAGGAGAAGGCCGTGGACCTCGGCCGCCGTGCCTACGGGGCCACTCTGGGTCGCGTCGGCAAGAACGTGGAGCAGAGGCTTATGAACCGCTACCGCGGCGAGGGCTCCATGCCCTCCAAGCTCGAGGGTCGCATCATCGAGCGGCTCGGCGGTGTCAAGCGGAAGTACCGCGGCAAGAAGGTCACGGACGACAACTTCGAGCGGTGGGCCGGTTCCCGCAAGGTCCGCCGCGGCATGAAGCGAGGCGCGCACCGCATGGAGCGCGCGGGCCGCATCGGAGCCGAGGTCGCGACCGGCGCGGGCGCGCTGGGTGCCGCGGGCGGAATCGCCTACGGCGCGAAGAAGGGTATCGACGCCATGCGCGGGCGCAAGGAGAAGAAGGCGTCGGCCTTCCTCAAGCTCGCCGAGGATCGCGCGCTCGAGATGCTCTACAACGAGGGCTACATCGACGAGTACGGCAACGTCTACGGTGCGGAGAAGACGGCCTCGGCCGACGACTTCGACACGACCTTGGACACGGCCGCCCTCGAGATCCTCGAGGCCAACGGCTGGCCCGTCCACTGGAACGAGTAGAAGGTCTCCGGGGTGTTGGGGTTGACTACGGTGTGGGCCATGGTGGATGAGGTGACGAAGATCGCTGCGGTCTCGTCCCCCTCCATCAAGGCCCCACCCGCTCCCGGCGGGTTGCAGGGGCAGCTCAGTGCTACCCCTGTAGCCCCTGTCCCGCTGAAGAAGATCACCGGGAAGGCGCTGGAAAGCACCAACCTCCAGAAGACCAACTACACGTCCGTAAACACGAGAGCGCAGATACCGAACGTCACACTGACCTCTGAACAAAAGGCTCTCACGCCCCCGGTGGTCAGATCGTGAAGGAGGTTCCCTGATGGGACAGAGGATCAACAATTTGATCGAAGCTGCGCTCCTTGACGGCGCTGACGGGGTGATGACCAAGATCGCTCAAGATGCCGAGGGTGAAGCCGGCGGCGGCAAGTGCGCGAAGTGCGACAAGCCGGCCGCAGCTGGCTCCAAGCTGTGCAAGGAGTGCGCGGAGAAAGCGGCCCGTGCTGAGGAGCAGGCTGCCGGTATGGAGGAGACCGAGAAGACTTCCTCCGCTCGGCTGTACAAGCTGGCCGAGGCCGTTCAGTACATCGCCGACAACTTCGGTGACATCCAGATGCCCGTTGGCGTCCTGAAGACCGCAGAACCCGCGGTCACCATGACGCCTTCGACGTCTGGTCCCGGAGGCGGACCCAACGCCCTGCCCACCGATCTGAACTCTCCTCCCGGCGGTTCCAACACTGCCCCCGAGGGATTCGGAGAGGCCAAGGCGAAGAAGCCTCCGATGGTCCCCGGCCTCGAGGCCGGCGCGACGCCCAAGGCGGCGAAGAACGCCATCGAGACCGACGACACCACCCCGCCTGGCGGCGCTGGGGAGCAGCCTCAGATGATGCAGCCTGGTGGGCTCGGTGGTTCCACACCGCAGGCCGGCTCCAAGACTGCTTCGGCGGTCAATCGGATCAAGCAGGCCATGCTGCGTAAGCGAGCCGCTGAGAATCCGGGGACGAGCATCTCGACCCACAAGACCATGCTTCCCACGACGCCGGAGAACCAGCCCTCTGGCGTCGAACGCCCTGCGGAGGTCACTTCCCAGGAGAGCCTGATTTCGTCCAACGAGGCAGCGATCAACGCGACGAAGCGCCAGGCCAAGGAGGTTCCGAAGAAGCGGATGGGCGATGTCCTTTCCGAGCCAGCCCAGTCGAAGTCGACCGATTCGGCTCTCGACGCGGCCCTCGGTTCGGGGATGGTGAACGAGGCCGGTGCCAAGGTCGCTGCGGCACAGGCTCGTGTTCACTTGCAGAAGATCGCAAGCGCCGGATGCACCTGCGGGGGCAAAGGCGAGTGTGGATTCTGCAAGATCGCTTCACGAATTGACCAGAGGCACACGGAGGATGCTGGTGCTCTGTGGGCTGCTGGTCGGGGACCGGGAGCCACCCGGTAGAGGAGGCCATGATGCAGAAGCTCAGTGCACGAAACGTGGTGGCCGTCCTCAAGCAGATCCCAGAGGCTCTCGTGAAGACGGCCTCCGAGCGTGATCACTGGAAGGAGCGGGCCATCCGCGCCGAACAGATGCTCGGGGACTACCAGACTCGCGAGCGCGTCGAGAAGGTCGCCGCGGCCATGATCGAGAAGAACCTGAACAAGGGTCTCGATCAGGACGAACTGCGTGAGAACCTCATGCAGAAAGCCGCGGAGGGCAAGCTCGAGGTCGTGGCGGAAGCCGTCGGCATGACGGCCCGCAGCAACCCGCTGGGATTCCTGGGCGAGGACACCAACTCGACTGGGGGCGGATCCACCGGAGGAGCCTCGGCGGCGTTCGAGAACGCCATCCTGGGCTAACCCGGAGATCTGCTGGGTGAACGGAAACAAGGAACCTTGATCTAGGGAGGATCGGAAAGTGTACCAAAACTACTTCCGGACGATCAGCCCAGTCGCCGCCGTCAACCGTCAGGACTTCGTGGTCTCCGACCGCGCTCTGATGGACTTCGAGAGTGCCGCTCCTTTGGCGCTCGTGATGGGCGAGTGGCTGACGCTGGACGCCACTTACAAGCTGGCGAGGGCCGCGAACCCGGGCATCCCGCCCGGACCGTGGTGCCTCTTCATGGAGCTCGGTCGTTCCGACGGCCAGGCCATCGCAGACGGGAAGCTCGACGTCCTCTTCCAGGGCGGCTACTGGGCCGAGACGAAGGTGTTCAACACCGGCGCAGCTCCGGCCCTCGGCGCAGCCCTCGAGGTGGCGAACGTCACGCCGACCGGCATCACCGGAACGAGGTCGGGTCTCCAGACCCACGCCGGCGGGGCGAACCCCGTCATCGGGTACGTCACGAAGCTCGCAGCCGACAACGGCGGCTGGCTCCAGTTCCAGCAGACGCTGGTGTAAGGAAGGAGGGATCACATGTCGACCAGATCTCAAGTCCTCAACGATCTCTTCGTCCAGAACCTCGACAGCTACGAGGGCAAGGAGAAGGTCGCGGCCGCAGGCGGCACCTTCATTCGTGACCGGCTGCGCGAGGTCGCCTTCTCTCGGCAGATCCTGCCACCCGAGAACGTGACCAAGGCGGACTGTCAGCGGTCCACGCGCCACGACACCCTCGTCAAGATCATCGACGTGGAGCCGGAGAGCCGCGCCATGGCGATCACCTTCCGTGGTCAGCCCAAGGCTCGCTTCATCCGCGCGCCTCGCGCCGAGATCCCCTTCTTCACCATCTCGTCCGAGAAGTTCGAGAAGGTGGAGCAGGAGCTGCTCGCCTACGAGATGCCCATCACGCGCGTCATCGAAGACAACAGCGTGAAGGACATCCAGGAGGTGGAGGACCGCGAGTTCCTCCTGCACCTCGAGGCAGCCGTCCAGGCCATGCAGGCCGAGGCCAACTCCGTCGCCGCCGCACCCGCGCTCAACAACGCGAGCATCAACGGCCTGACGCCTCCGCGAGAGTTCTCCGTCCGCAAGGGCGAGCTCGCTCGTCAGCCCGGCGTCACGGACAACGCCTACGTCTGGCCGCTCCAGCGCCCGGACATCGTCAATCTCCACAAGCTGCTGGACGGGAATCGTCTGCGTGCTCAGAAGGTCCTCATGACCGAGTACGACTTCGACGATCTCAACCAGTGGACGGTCGAGGACTTCGGCGACAAGCTCCAGAGCGAGACCGCCGTCGAGGGCTACAAGTACTCGACGCTCCTCGGTCGGGCCTTCGTCCGGACGATCAAGACCGACATCCTCCGCACGGGCAACCTCTACGTGTTCACGTCGCCCGAGTTCCTCGGGAAGTTCTACGTGTTGAACAACACGAAGTTCTACATCGACAAGATCGCGAACCTGATCACCTGGCAGAGCTGGGAGGACATCGCGATGTCGATCGTGAACATCGCCTCGGTGCGGAAGCTCGAGCTCTACGCGGGCGACGCCACGCTGAACGACACCGACTCGATCCGGTCCGACGTGACCCCGGTCGACGAGGCGGATCTCGGCGCGGTGAACAACCGAGTGGACTCCGGCCTGGTGTTCCCGCAGGTGAAGGTCTACTAGCTTCGGCTTGTTCCTTCGTCCAAGCGGCAACACCGCATCGCGCGTTTTCAGAGGGGCGCGGCGTCCACAAGCGGCGTCGCGCCCCTCGTATCTGAGGTGAGGAGGTTGATCCTGTGAAGTTCGTTATCACCAACATGGTTCGTCGGACCGAGACGCGCGTGGCGCGTGCGAGGTCGGCAACCCGAGCCCGTCCCCTTCAGCGAATCTGCGGGAACAAGTTCCGCCTCGTGCGTGGCAAGAACCGCGGTGGCATCGTCATCGACGAGGATCTCCTCAACGAGCACTGGGACGAGCTCAAGGAGAAGCAGGCGGCAGGCCTGATCGCTGTCCACGAGGGGGTCTACAACGGCCCGCTCTTCGCGTTCGACTCCCTCGACCGTCAGGTCGTCGAGAACACCCCAGAGCCCGTGGAGGAGCCATCCGATGATGAGCCCGAAGACGAGGAGCAAGCTGCGGATGATTCAGAGGAGGAGGCCGAAGAGCTCGAAGAGGAAGAAGCCGAGCTCGAAGAGGAGCCCGAAGAAGAGATGACCGCCGAGCCCGAGAAGCCTGTCGAGCGGATGAACAAGGCTGAGCTCATCGCACACGCAGCGGTCATCCTCGGCGAGGACGAGGGAGCCCTCGAGGCCCTCACCAAGAAGCAGATCATGGAGAGGCTCGGATGATCATCTACAACCTCACGGACAGGACTCCCCCGTGGGAGAAGAAGCCGCGCACCCCGAACAAGATCAAGATCCGTGGTGTGCAGATTCTCCCAGGGGACCAACACGAATTCTCAGACTTCCCGCT